TACCGACACTGCAACCAACACCGACACACTAATGGGTAAGACCCCCCAAGCTCTAAAGATGCAGGCCATGAGAGAGAATACCCGCGACTCAGCCGACAGGTTCTTCATGGAGCAATACTTAAAAGAAACCATCAACCGGATGTGCAACTTAGTCAGCAAGAAACAACCAAGGGCCCTATCAATTAGGCTGTTTGAGGAAGAGATAGCCGACCTGGTAAGACAGTATCCAGAGATGGAAGAGCTGTACAACGAGAAGACCGGGGAAGTTAAGATCAATAAGAGCAGGTTTAAGAATTACATCTTTGACTACGAGATAGTCTCCGGCTCTACCTACCAAGCAGACCAGCAAGAACAGCAAGCCAACCTCCTATCTGTGTTGGAGCTGGCACTCAAGAACCCAGAGCTTATTCAGTACTTACAGCAAGTAGAGGGAAAGAAACTGGAAATAGGGGAGATAATCAGCCGCATCATGGCCAACTCCGGCATTCAGGACTGGGACAAGATCCTGGTAGATGAAACCCAAGGCCAGCAAGAAGATCCCGAACTAATAAAACAACAAGCCAATGAAGTGATGGCCCAAGCCTTGCAAGAGGCAGGTCTACCACCCGAATCTATCCCGCCAGAATTGATTAACCAAATACCGGCACAACCGGAGGCCAATGGCCCAGGCTATTAAGCCAGACGCATTTGTTGACTTTAGAAGTATAGTTAACAAGACAGAGATACCCAAAGATGAGTTGGAGGCTTCCGAAGTAGCCCTAGCGCACCTTGAAAATACCGACGGCTGGCTAGAGCTAAAGAAGTACATTGATACTCTAAAGAAGAACATTAACAACCTTAACAAAGTATTGATGGAGAAAGGCGCAGCGTTTGAAGAGATTGGACGCAACGCCGTAGTTAGTCAATTAGCGGTGGATCTGTTAGATCAAATAGTCACGAGGGTTGACGATGCCAGAGAAGCCGTTGATAGAAGATCCAATTGAGGATGAGATAGAGGAGTTCAAACCGGACTTCACCTTCATCCCCAAAGGAAGGCACATTTACAGACAGCAAGGCCCATACCTGATCTGCCGAGAATGCCAACTAGACCATGCAGTTTACGTTGGTATGGAGAAGATCATGGTAGGTGAAGATGAAGATGGGACACCGATATTGAAACTGCGAAGTGAGATTAGCACTCAAACAGATTGAGTGTTAACGTATCATCGCACTACGATACAGGTGTGTTAATTACTAAGGAGGCCTAGATGGCCGACGAAGAGAAGGCGTTAAACGAAGAGGGGGAAACAGAAACCACCCCGGATACTACGCCGGTATCGGAAGAAACGACTGAGACTCAGGAAGTCCAACCTGAGGCTGAGGAGGAAAGTACTAAGAAAGGTTATTCACAACGGGTTCGTGAATTAAACCAACGAGCCAAAGACGCAGAAGCTAAGGCAGCGTCGCTTCAGGATACGCTGGCGGCACTCACGGCAGATGTTAAGCCGGGGGATAATCTCCCCAACTTAGAGCCGCTGACGCCTTTAGTTAGTCCAGGCGAAGAAATAACCGTTGAAGAGCTAAACAAACGTCAGGTTGAGCGCGAGCAAGAACTGATGAAGAGGGCAGCTCAGATATCCGGACTTCAGAGCCAACAGGCACTAGCTATAGAGCGGATAAACCGAGAAGCGAAAGAGTCTATAACCAAATATCCAGCACTGGATCCGAATAGCGACTCCTTTGACCGAGAACTTTCCGACACCCTTACGGAAGCGGCAGAAGCCTATGTCAGGTCTAACCCGCAAAAATCACTTGGAGAGTTTGTAGACAAACAAATGAAACTCCACAGTCGTGCCGTAGGTAGAGAGGTTAAAGCTGAGAAAGAGGAGATTGCCAAACAATCCTCACAATCAGCCATCCGGCCTACTCCCGGGAAAGCGGAAGATAAACAATTTGAAGAGAAGTCCATAGCTGAAATGGAAGCAGAACTAGGATTTTTCAGACAATAGGCACAGGAATGAGGTGAATATATAAATGGCACAAATAAATATTACAACCGTCCTCACCCAAGAGATGATGACCTACTACGAAAGGGTCTTCTTGGAGAGGGCAAAGGTACAAATTGTAAACGAACAAGGTTTCCAGAAGAGAACGCATCCCAAAAACCAGGGTAAGACTATCAACTTTACCCGGCAGGAACCGCTTGCCCTAGCAACTACAGCACTAGCTGAAGCGTCAAACCCTTCCCCTAGCGCTATTACCGCTTCAACCGTGGCCGCAACTCTCGTTGAGTACGGCGCTGCTACGACCCACTCCAGACTGCTTTCTTTGACCTCTATTGACGAGGGCATGAAAGAAGTTATTGAGTCCTTCGGGCAGAACATGGGTGAAACGATAAATGCTTTAGCAGGTAATACTCTTGCTTGTGGTACAGCTTTCTTCCCCAATGGTCGCAACGTATCTTCCGTCACCACCGGTGATGTTCTAGACGCGTCCGCTTGTGTGTATACCGTCCAGGCTCTTGAGCTTGCGCGCGCTATGCCTTATCCGGATGGATTCTATCTGGGAAAGACCACCATTCAAAACAAACCCACCTTGTTAAATGATTCCACTTGGATTAACTCTAAGACTTACTCCGATGTGAAGGATCTTTATAAAGGGGAAATGGGTGAGCTTTATCAAATTAGATGGCTCTTGAACGGTCAAACTGTATCTGGTAATGGTAATGCCGGAGCAGCCGCTTGTACGTCTGTTCTTTACTACTCCTACGTCCACGGACGCGAGTCCGCAGGTGCTGTGAAGTTGGAAGGCGATATGCCTAAACTTTACATCACTCAGGGCGCTGACAGTGGTAACATTGCCAACCGTCTAACCTACATTGCTTGGGCTGGTTCCTACGTTTCTGTTCTTTTGAATAGCAACTGGGCGCAAGTCATCAAGGCTGTAGCCGCTTAGTTATTTGGCCCTTCTACCTTTTTAGGGGGGCCAATAAAAAGGAAATAACTATGTATTTTATAGACAAGACCAACAAGGCTAAGAGAGCCTACAATAGCCGAAGTGAGGACTTCAAACACCTGGAGAAGGGTTTGAAAGACAGTAGTCCTGAGGTTAGGAAGGCGTCTCATAAGGCCATCTCTCAAATCAAGAGTGAGCTACATAATAAGAAGATGTTATCCATGCGCCAGTCTCTTATAGACGCCCACCGCAACAACGATCACAACGAGATCAAAGACATCAACGATTATGTGTCAAAGCGAAAGAAGTATCAGCATGAGTAGTACCATCTTCCGCTCCCCAGCAACTTCCCCCACCACACCAGTTACCCCACAAGCCCCTGCTGATAAGGCAGTCCCACGGGGGACTAGTGAAGTAGAACCGCCATTCACAGACTATGAGAGCCAGAAGGGTCACCCATTTCTGGTAGATCATTATGAGCTGGGAAGTAGTTGGGATATGGGAGATATGTACTCAGAAGCCTTTGCCCCGGAGGTTGATTCCATAAACACCTACCTTAAACACGCTATGGATAAGGGAGAGGTAAACAACACCGTAGAATCAGTCAAGAACGAACTTAAAAGAATTGAGAAGATGATTAACGTCCGGAAGGATCAGCGCAAGGCTGTAAAGATAGGTTTGGTGGCTGAATACGTCAATTTCATCCTCAAGTCAGAAAATATCAAAAAGGAGTCTGCCAAATACGGCATGATCTAACACTTATGGCTAGACTATATCTGACCGGGGGGTCGGGGTTTTTAGGCAAGCATATTTTTGAAAGGTGGGACGGGGACTCATATCTCCATACGAGGGGACAGGACTTTGAGTACCTTCCCAGATACAATCCCGACTACATCATCCACTCAGCAGCAGAGATCTATAAAGAGGAGGAGATGTTTGAATCAAACGTAGTCCTCACCCACAATATTCTAGAAGCGGCCAAAGAGGTAGAGAACCTAAAGGCCATGATCTGTATAGGCTCGTCATCTGAGTATGGACTGAAGGATCACCCCATATCAGAGCAAGACACACTTGAACCATTCCACCCGTATGCAGCAACTAAGGGGGCAGCTTCGTTAATGGCGGTATCCCTGGCTAAAAAGTATAAACTTCCAATAATGGTTGCTAGGCCGTTCTCTGTATTTGGAAAATATGAACCACAACATAGATATATACCAACGGCCATCAAAAACATTAAGGCCGGGTGGGAATTAAAGATAGCCCCAGGAAGTCACGACTTCATCCACATAGATGATCTTATTGACGGCTTGTTCACAATGTTGGAGAACCCAGAGCCTGGGGAGATATATAATTTCGGCACAGGCAAGCAATACACAAACATAGAGGTAGCTAACATAATAGACAGCTTCCTACCAAGGGAGATGAACTATGAGGAGGTTGGACAGATGAGGGAGTTTGATACCGATATGTGGGTGTGCGACAACAGTAAAGCAAAGAAGAAACTAGGGTGGAAGCCCAAAATTAGTCTATATGAAGGATTAAGAGAATTATGTCTTACTTAGAGAACCGCATACTAAAGCTATCAAAGAAGCACAAACTGTCTCATATAGGATCATGTCTGGCTGCATCCAACCCTATA